TGGCTGATGTCATGGACAGAACAGATGTAAACATAAATGAAAACACGCAAGAGGAGATCGCATCATGATCAAATTAATCGCAGGAGATTTTACGCTTGACGCCGCTAAAGGTGACGCGCCACGACGCACCATCTCAGGAACCGCAGTTCCCTACAACGTGCCGGCAACAGTTTCGGATGGAACCCAAGTAATCTTCCGTCCAGGCTCATTGCCAGTCGAGGGCAAAGCACCACGCCTGTTCATGTACCACGACGCTTCAATGCCAGTTGGCGTTGTCACCGAGCGCGTTGACACAGAACAAGGAATGATGTTCAGCGCCAAAATCAGCGCCACCGCTCTTGGAAACGACGCGCTAGTCATGGCTTCAGACGGCACAATTGACCAAGTATCTGTTGGCGTAAACCCAACCAAGTTCTCATACGACGAGGCTGGCACGATGATCATTGAAGCCGCTCAATGGACAGAGTTGTCGCTCGTTCCAATTGGCGCTTTTGGTGACATGGCCAACATCGCCACCGTTGCAGCGAGTATCCACCAAGAGCCAGAAGAAGTAGTGTTAAATGAAGAAGTAGTCCCAGAACAGGAGATAGAACCCATGTCAGAAGTAACCGTTCCAGCAGTTGAGGCAACAATCCCAACCGCACCAATTTTCGCACAAGCCAAAAAAGAGTTCGTTCTGCCATCAGCAGGCGAGTTCATGGCCGCTTACCACATCGGTGGTGACACGTTTAAGAACATGAACGCCGCAGTTGCTGATTACTCAGCATCAAAGCGCACCGCGTTGCAGGCAGCTGCAGGCGACGTGCTTACAACTGACACACCTGGTCTTTTGCCAGTACCTGTACTTGGGCCATTGGTTCAAGACCTGAACTTTTTGCGTCCAGTAGTCGAGGCAGTTGGCGCTCGCGCTTACCCAGACAACGGCCAGTCAAAGACTTTTATTCGTCCAACCATCACTACGCACACAAGTGTTGCATCGCAGTCAGAACTTGCTGCAGCATCCGCAACAACCATGGTGATTGCATCCAACTCGGTAACAAAGACCACACTTGCTGGTCAAGTAACCCTGTCGGTTCAAGACATTGACTTCACATCACCGTCAGCAATGGCATTGATTTTGAATGACCTCATGGGCGAATACATGATTGCTTCTGACAACTTGGCTGCAGACAACATGCTCACCGCAGCAACATCATCTGGTGTTTGGGACGGGACAGTTGCCGACTTGCTCAAGTCTGTTTATGACGCAGCAAGCGACATCTCAACCAACCGCAACTGGTTGCCTACCACGATGTTCGTGTCAGTCGATGTTTGGGCGCAGTTGGGCCAACTCGTAGATACGACGGGCCGTCAAATTTTCCCGTTGATCGCCAACGGTCTGTCCGGTTACAACGCTGCAGGTTCGCAGAACGCAACATCATGGAACGGCAACCCACTCGGCTTGCAGTTGGTAGTTGACAGCAACTTCGCTGCCAAGACCATGATCATCACCCGCGTAGGTCAAGGCCAAGGCGATGCTTACGAGTTCTACGAATCAATCCGTGGCCTCATGAGCGTTGAACAGCCGTCAGTCTTGGGACGCAACATGTCATTCCATGGCTACGTATCAACCTTCGCAGCAATTCCAGGAATGATCCGCAAGATCACCCAGGCTTAGTCGAAAGCGGGGCTACCGCTCATGGCTACATACACAGTTACTAACAAGTATCTGATTGACAACTTTGCCGTACTGCAACTTCTGACCCCATCGGAGATTGCAGTCGGCAGTTCAATCACGGTTGCTTCTGTTGACGCAACATTTAACGGCACCTTTACTGTGCGCGCGTTGCCACAGTATTTGTTCTTAGGCGTTGACACACAGGGCGACCTGTTATTTGACTACCAGATACCAATTGCCGATCAGGTGCTTTACGCCAAGACTGCAAGCGATGTTGAGCGTGTTGCAGCTTCTGGCACCGTCACTTATGAGCCTGTGTGCACGTGGGTAACTGCCGCGCAGGTCATGACCTATTTGGGCATCACGATCACTAACCCATCTGACGATTACACCTTGCTCACGCAATCGGTTTCGGCTGGCAACCAGTTCTGTTATCGCAGGCGTCAGGAATCGGGCTATATCGACTCCCTAACGACCTCACCAGGCGGTGACGCAACTTTGGGTGCTTTGATGTATTGCGCGGCTCTGTGGCGCTCCCGTGGCTCAATAGAGTCCACCTACGCCACGTTTGACGGCATGGGTTCAGCACCGCAGCAGAGCCTGACTCCGATCGTGAAGCAGCTCTTAGGCATTCCACGCCCAGCGGTTGCCTGATGGCTTACACCGACCTGTTCAACGAAGCGATTGATGACGTCACAGCGACGCTTACCGCGGTATCTGGTCTGCGTGTTATAAACGACCCAACCAAACTTGTGCCTAATTGCGTGTACTTGGATGCACCTAATTTCACCACCACGTTTGGTAACGGCAACATTGTGCGCCTTGAGTTTCCAATTAAAGTAATTGGCTCAGGGCCTGCAGGTCTGCCGGTGCTTCGGTCGATCTTGAGCATTGTGGCAACCGTGCTTGGCTCGTCAATTATCGTGATGGCTGGCCGTCCGTCAAGCCTTGAGATTGGTGGCGCGTTGTACCCGTGCTACGACCTTGACTGTGCCATCCAAGCCCAGACCGCATAATCCACTACGAGCAGACATAAATCATCTACTATCAAGAAAGAACTTAAGGAGCAATCATGGCAACTAGCACGTATCTCTCTAATCCAAAAGTAATGGTCGGCGCAACACTTGTTGGCATCGTTGACATTACCGATCAGGTCTCCGCAGCAACATTGACTGTTACAGCAGAAGCACTTGAAGACACCGCGTTCGGTTCCACGTCGCGCACAATGACCGCAGGCTTGTTCAGCAACTCCCTCACGCTCACGGTCTACGCATCGTATGCAGCCTCAGAGTCCTACGCAGTTCTTGCACCATTGCTCGGCACCAAGTGCTATATCAAAGTAAACCCAACTGCAGCTGCAGACGGAGCAACCAACCCTGGCTTTATTTTGAGCGAGACCTACCTGTCAAGCATCCCTGTTATCAATGCGTCACTTGGCGAACTTTCAACCTTTGAGATTGAGTTCACAGGTGGCACATACAGCGTTGACGTCACCGTATAAATAACGGCTCCAAGCCGACATAGGAGAAACATGAAAATCAAATTGCAGTTAAAGCGCACGACCGACAGCGCGCCCGAGTACTACTACACAAACCTATTTGTTATTACCGAATGGGAACGCCTTGAGCGTCGCAACATCCAGCAACTATCAGCGTCACCGCTGTATTCCGATTATGCGTGTTGGATGCACACGATCTTAAAACTTAAAGGCGAGCAAGTTGGCGATAACTGGCGCGAGTGGATTAGCAAAAACCCTGACATCGACATTCTGCCGGTACTGGATGAGACTGATCCAAACCCTACGGACGCGGCACCTACCGTCGCCAACTAGCAGAAGTGTTGGTCGCGGTCGGTTGGTGGCCTAGCGACATAGAGTTTGACTCACGGGACTTGGTAACTGTTATTAAAGTGCTTAATGAGGCAAACAAAAAACGGAGATAACGTGGCGGAAGTATCGGCAAAAATTGAGGTTGTTGGGCTTAAAGAAGCCTTGAAGACTCTCAACAAGATTGACAAATCTTTGCGCCGTGAAATCACCAAGGACTACAAAAAGATTGTCCAACCCGTTATTGACGACGCCAACAGGCTTGTCCCTAGCACCGTTCCGCTGTCTGGTATGGCGCGCAACTGGAGCACTCGATCAGGCTTCAAGATGTTGCCGTGGGTGCCTGGAATGAAACAGAAGATTGCTGCCAAGATCAACACAAGAAACATTAAAGAATACGGCGGAAATAAAAGCAACGTAGGCACGTTTGTCATTCAATGGCAGGGCGCTACTGGCACCATGTTTGACACGTCTATGGAAGGGCCACTTGGTCGAGCGTTGACTTCCCGTTATGGGAGCCGTTCACGAGTAATGTGGAAAGCGTACGAGCAACGCCAAAATGATGTCATGTCCGAGATGGAGCACTTGGTTAAGCGCGTCATGGACGAAGCAAACAGAGAGACCGCGTAATGGCAATCAACATCCCGATCATCAGCGAGTTTGACGGCAAGGGCGTATCTAAGGCCATCAAGCAATTTAAGCAACTTGAGACCACAGGTGAGAAAGCCCAGTTTGCTATTAAAAAGGCTGCCGTTCCCGCAGCTGCCGCGCTTGCTGGTTTGGCTGTTGCCCTTGGTGATGCCACTAGCGCTGCAATGGCTGACCAACAAGAGCAGGCGGCATTAGCGCTTACTTTGCAAAATGTGACTGGCGCGGGCGCTGCACAGACCGCACAGGTAGAAAAGCAGATCAGCGCAATGAGTCGTGCGTCTGGTGTTGCCGACACCGAGTATCGCAAAGCATTAGAAGCTCTTGTGCGCGGTACCAAAGATGTTGGCATTGCCATGAACGACATGAACCTTGTCATGGACATCAGCACAGCCACCGGCATGGATTCTGCCAGCGTTGCTGATGCATTGGCTAAGGCTTACCAAGGCAACTTTAAGGCGCTCCGATCTTTAAGCCCAGAGATGTCAACCATGATCAAAGAAGGCGCAAGCCTCAACGAAGTCATGGACGTGCTTGGCGGAACCTTTGGTGGTGCCACAGCAAAGAACGCTGAAACCGCTGCAGGAAAAATGGCAATCCTTAAGAACTCCATTGGCGAAACCAAAGAGTCAATCGGTGCAGCTCTATTACCCGTGCTCGAAGCGGTACTACCTGTGCTCAACAAGTTTGCAATGTGGGCTCAAGATAACCCCAAAGCATTCTTGGCTATCGCAGCCGCCATCGGAGCAGTCGCAGCAGCCATCGTTGTCACCAACATTGCCATGGCACTTAACCCATTCAGCCTGATCGCTGCAGGCATTGCATTGTTGGTGGTTGCGCTTGTTACTGCGTACAACAAGTTTGAATGGTTCCGTGACGGCATCAACGCAATTGTCAACACCGTAATCGGCTTCTTTGCTGGAATGGTCAACGCCGCAATAGGCGCGGTTAATGCAATCATCAGCGCCTACAACTCAATTCCGTTGCTACCAGACATCCCTAAAGCACCAACAGTCCCTGTGCCACAACTTGGCGGTCAAGCAGCATCGGCTGTTGTT